TACTTCGTTCAAGTTGACTCAGGAAACAATCCGCAGGTATCAATTGATAATGGTGAACTTAACATTTCAATTGGTGTTGCTCTACAACGCCCAGCGGAATTCATTGTCATCAAGATCGGTCAGTTTGACGGTGGAACCACCGTTACTGTGGCGTAAAGGAGATAAATAAAAATGCCAAGCAGTATTATTAATCGCTTCTCAACATTAGCGACTGATCCATTACGTAGCTTTCGGTTTTATGTCGAATTCAACAAAGTGGGCACAGACGAAGTGTTTACGGACAAAATTGAAACATCCAACTCTGCTACAACAGCAAGTGGACAGTCAACAGGTTGGGTGGGCGGTTTTAGCTCAATCAGTGGTTTAAATATCACTACTCAATCAATTCAGTACCGTGAGGGTGGCTATAACACCACTGTTCATCAGGTACCTGGAATGACAACATTTAGCCCGATCACGCTACAACGTGGTGTGCTTTATGGAAATGACCAAGCTCAGGCTTGGATGCGTGGATTGTTTGCAGCTGTAGCTGGAGATGGACTTTCAGTAGCAGGTAAGAGCTTCCGCGTTAACATGAAAATCTATGTAATGGACCATCCAAATGCTGGCGCTACAAATGCAAATACCCCAAAGATGGGCTTTGACATTCGTAACGCTTGGATTACACAGCTAAACTACACAGATCTAAACGCAAACGACGGAGCTATTCTTTACGAATCAATGGCTCTTGTTCACGAAGGTTTGTCAGTATTCTTTACTGACTCTAACTTCACACCAATTAGCAGATCAACACTAGCGTAATCAATCAAATAGGAGTATAAAAAGTGGCTGAAATAATTACCGACGCAGAACTTGTATCACAGTACGCTGAAAAGGCTATGAAGGAGCCCGAGAAACTCGTAGAGACTCGGGCCCCTTCCGCCTCTGAAGTTGAATTGCCTGGAGGGTATATCACCCTTGATGGCGTCCTTATTACTACCGCTGAGGTTAGGGAACTAACCGGCGCTGATGAAGAAGCAATTGCAAAAGCAGGTTCCACAGCTAAATCTCTTCACGTTCTTTTAGAGCGTGGTTTGGTAAAGCTTGGAGATAGAGAAACTACTAAGGACGACATTGATCTATTGCTATCTGGAGACAGAGACGCAATTCTTCTTGGAATCCGCAGAGTCACTTTTGGTGAGTCTTTAGACCTAAAACTTCGTTGCCCAAATTGTAACGTTGAACAACAATCTGATGTGCATCTGCTTAACGATGTACCTTTTAAAAATCTTAAAGACAGAGTAAGTGATCGTAATTGGGTTGTTGAAACAAAACTAGGAAAAGTAGCTCTTCGTTTACCAACAGGGTCTATTCAAAAAAAGCTTATGGAAAATACTCAAATGAGTGTTCCAGAAGTAAACACTATTTTGTTAGCTGGCTGTATTACATCAATTGATGGAGAGATGTCTATCGGTAACGCTGGGCCTCTTGCTTTGGGTATGTCAGACCGCTCAAAGATTATTGACTCAATATTAGAAAGAAATCCAGGCCCACGCCTTGGGGAGGTGAGCAAGGTCTGCAAGGCATGTGAGGAAAAAATTGAAATCCCACTTAGCCTTGTAGATTTGTTTCGTCTATAGCCAAGTCACATACGATCTACTTTTAGATCATTATGAGATTTTGACTAGAACGTTTACGGGTTGGACTTTAACGGAGATTAAAAACCTTTCAGTTAGAGAAAGACAAAACTGGTTAGAAAGAGCGCAACGGTTTAACGGAAGGAAGTAGCTGTGGCAGACCCAAGAAGCGGTATGAACCTACCGGCACCACGAGCTTTGCAGAGCCTTGCAAGTATCAAGACTGCTGCTCTCGATGCCGGTTCGGCCGTTGGCGGAGTCCTGCAAAAAGTAAATACTACTGAAAGCCGCGCTGTTGCCGTTTATCAAGGCGGTGGATCTACAAGCTCCAACCAAATTGCACCGTCCCCACGTTTTACTCCGCCAGCTACTTCAATTGTTCCAGTTGCAGGCGGCGGTGGAGGTAGTCGTGGACCAAGATCATTTGGTGGCTCTGGTTACGGGGACGACGACGACGATAATAAAGTATTTAACCAGCCTATGAGTTATGGGCGTAATTTAACTAATTACGTAAAGCAGAACCCAGCTGCTGCGATGTTATATGCAGGCGCTGTTGGCGCTGGAGCTTTATCTTCTACCGAAGAAGTTACACAAGCAGAGTTAATGTTGCAAGGTGCGGCTTTCTTTTCAGGAGATTACAACGGTAAAGACAGAGTATACAGTGGAAACGTAGACATGGGCTTCCCGCTTAATAAAAACTTTAGAACCGGCGGAAGTAAAGATTATGAAACTATGGGCCGATTTCAAAGTGATATATCTCGTACGGGTACAGTAAACAATAAGATGGACGCTATGACGGCACTTGTTGCCGCTCAAAGCTATGGACTTACAGGTGCTAACTTTACACAAGGCGCAGCTGGTGGTTTACAGGGCAGCGTTATGGGTGGTATTGCAGCTGTCTCTAACATTTTGCCGGGTGCGGGAATTGAAGGAACAACAAGAGCATACGGAGCGCAACAAGCTGCTCGGAATGTAAATATGCTTCGCGGTATAGGTATTCGTATTCGTGATGAAGACGGCAATATGAAACCGCCAGATCAGATAATTGATGATATCTGGAAAAAGATTTGTAAAGACTATGCTCAAGCGTACGGCGCAAGCAAAACACCTAGCCAGCGCGAAGTAATGATTGGTTTACAGCCAGGTAACTCGCTGTATTCAATGCTTGATATTTATTTTGGTGGAGACCCAATTCTTCGTCAAATGATGATTAACGGTTTAATTTATAAAGCACGTACTGGTGGCGCAGCCATTACAAAGGAAACAGCACTTGACGCTGGAGCAACAACTGAGTCAGTTGTAGCCAAGAGTCAGCAAAACTCAACTGCCGCTCAAGGTTTATTTCAAGTAGCAAAGGCTGGATCAGCGGGGTTTAAAACTGCAACACAAACATTAACAATTGGTGGTCTTTTGATGAACCAGTTGGACAATGTAACTGGTGTTTTGAAAGGCGCAACAAACGTAAAATCATTTGCAGAAACTATGCTTAATGGTGGTAACGGTTTGGGTCAAGACTTAGCTAAAGGCCTATTATCAATTCTTGGATTAGGTGGCGCAAGAGCTAAGGGTGGAAAAGTTAATGACGAACTACCTTACGTTGTTGGTGAGCTAGGACCAGAGCTATTTATTCCAAAAACTGATGGTGTTATTATACCTAATCACCTTACTGGTCGACGTAATAGACACCAAGGCGGTGGTGTTCACGCCGCACACGAAGGTAAAACCTTACAAGAAGCAGAAGTTAGAAACATTCTTGCACAGGCTGGTTTTGAAGGGCAAGACTTAGAAAACGCGGTTGATGTTGCTAGAGCTGAGTCTAATTTTAGAACAAATGCCGAAGGCGATAAGGGACTAACCAGCAACACATGGGATTACAGTATTGGTCTATTTCAAATTCGATCCCTTAAAGACTATAAGAAATTTAATGACCCAAAGCGCGAACCTTTAGGTTTATATGACCCCCTTACAAACGCAAAAGCTGCAAAACAAATCTTTGATGGCGGCGGTGGGCGTTGGGATAAAGCTTGGGTTAATACCTCTAGAAAATTAGGACTTACCGGTGTAGAAAGTGGAAGTTCTCCAAACCCAGAAGCGGTTGAAGAGGCCGTTGGCGTTCCTACACAAGAAAATGGTCAACCGGACTACATAGCCCAGCTTGGGGCCGCAGCCACTTCAGGAGAGCTTCAAAAAAAGCTTGCTAATTTTGACCCATCTTCTTTTACCAGCTCTCAACTTAGCCAATATTTTGGATCATCGGGTTTTGATGCAAATAAGCCCACAACGGCTCATAATTATGGAGGCGTTACTATTAATATTAATGCTGCTGCTGCAAATGCAACTGAAATTTCTAAATTAATTGAAAAGCTGTTAACAGAGGGCGCACTTATGCAAGCGGCGGCGAGTAAATAATGGTCTATTCAAATCTTGATGGTGGTGGTGGTTTTGCAACTACCGTATCCGCAACAAACCTTACCGATTCCGCTAACGCCGAACGTCTTGAAAAACAATTAAAGCTTACTCAAGCACAACTTGAGGCTGAAACAGCTTCTAAAGAAGAGGCGCAAAGACGAGCAGCTCAAGAGGATAAGATAAACGCTGAAAAAACAGCGCAAGCCTCATTAAAAACAAGTGCTGGAGGCAGCTCTGGAGACGACATTGAGGTTGGAACCCCCGACCCTATTGGTTATAAATTTAATTTGCCCCCTCACAATTGGAGTTTGCCTGTTCGCCCAATTGAGTTACAACCTAAAGACGTAGGAACACTTAATAACAAGACCGGCTATCTTCCAACAGAAGCTTTTGGCGGATCAAGCACCCCTGAGTCTTTTCATGGAACACGTCGTGGACGTATTTGGTACTGGCACTCAGCTTCCGCCCTTCAAAAATTTAATACTGACTCAGGTAAGGTAGAAAGCCTTGCGGATTCTGTAGCTAAGTTAACTAAAACCACAGAAGGTGTAGAGCTCAAAAACGATGATCGTAAATGGGGATTTCAGTTTCTTTGGAACCCATCAGAAATTTCTTCTAACGTAGCAAGAAATATGGATATTACCCCCTCAGCTGCCGATACTTTACGCGTTGTATCCGGAGTGTTTCCGGGACAAGAGACTGTTAACTTTAATATTTTGCTTGATAGAACTAACGATTTTGCTTGTATTAGATCGTCAAAAGTTAAAGATTTTAACGATTACTCTAAGTTCTACACCGCGGTGTTTCCCGGTCAAGGAAAACAAGCGTTTGGCGAGCAACTAGAAGCTTTGATGCGCCAAGGAACTATGGCAGATCTTGAATATCTTTTTAGAGCAATTAACGGTTCAGGTATGGGTGTTGAAAAGTGGGGAACTTTAATGGGTAAGCGCACAGCTAACCTTGGTTACCTACAGCCAACCCTTTTAGGTATCTCGTTAGGCCCTGATCGCCTTAACAACCTTTCTTACGTTGGTTGGTTATCTAATATTGCCATTAACCACAACTCTTTTACTCAAGATATGATTCCTATGAGAACTACCGTTACCATCTCAATCGAATGCTTTGCTGGTACAGGAATTGGAGCTGGTTAATGATATTTAAAGGATCTCGCTATCAATTTTCTACTGTTGATTTTTTTAGTACAAAAACTACTAAGTCAGAACAGCCTGTAATTTTTTATACCTTCTCAAAACTTGGTCTTTTAAGCTATTGGGAACACCAGTATGTGCAAGGTGAGCGACTAGATCAAATTGCATCTAAGTACTACCAAAACCCTAAATCTTGGTGGCTTATTGCAGAATATAATCCTCAAATTGTTGACTTTACAACCATTACCCCAGGAACGATTTTGAGGGTTCCAAATGTTTAATTTTATACGTATTGCTTTTCCTGACGCGGAATCTGGACCAACCATTGTCTACTCTGCTGAAATTACACAGGAAAAATATAAACACGACATGATTAAAGTTGTTTTTAAAGATTGGGATATATCCTATGAGGTACTAAGCCCGGGATCTCCCGTGCAGCTTACAATTACAGGTGTTGCTGAGAAAAAAGACGTTTACGGATACATTCACAGCGTTAAACAACACAGAACTCCTGGAAAAAACTTTACAGAAATGATAATGATTGGCGCGTCTTACCCGTTTCGTCAAGCCTCTAAAGCAATATACAAAGACATAACGGCAGATCAAGTTGCCCGAATAATTGCAGAAAAACATAACTTTGCCTGCTACACCGTTCCTCACCCTCGCGTATACCCTCAAATTGCTCAATCAGGGCATACAGACTGGGAGTTACTTGTCCGATTGGCTAAACAGTCTGGGTACACCTTAAGAGCTACAAATACAGAGCTTTACTTTCAACCTAATCTTGAAGATTTTAACAAATACAAAGAAGAGGCTATGACCTTTACCATGCGTCAGGCTAATGACTCTGCCGGATCAACTATTTATTATTTTAATCCAATTGTCAGCGAATCTTTAGATTATGCTGATGGAGCTAACACAGCTATTGCTATATCAGGTGTTGATAGATTTACAAATACTCCTATGGCTGTTACACAACAAGAACCTTATAGAGCTACCCGTGTAAAACAACAAACTGAGTTTTTTGATGATTTTGACACATCTACTGTTGCTACTACTCCAGAGATAGCTCGCTATGAAAGCGAGGCTGTTGATAACCTAATTGTATTCCCTTATAGAGCAACTGCTGAAGTATTGGGCTCTCCATCTTTGCGTCCAGATATGCCTGTTTATTTAAACGGTCTTGGTCCCAACTATTCAGGATTTTGGACTATTTTAAAAGTAGAACATATGATTATTGAAGAAGAAAGTAACCGACATAGGTATACCTGTGTATTGCATCTCGGCACAGACTCTTTAGGTGAAACCCGTATTGGTCCAGATAGCCGCGATATCACATCTCCTCCGGCT